TCGGAATTTCTCCTTTTTGCTGAAGAAAACTAAGTCCAGCCCTTGCTTGTTTCCCTCTCTCTTCCGCAGGGATTTGGCTTTGGGATCTTGCTACCGCCTGCTGAAGCATACCCCTAAGCTGGCCAGCGGGCATGTCGGGTCGAGCCTCAACACCATAAGCACTTAGTCCTGCAACAAGCTCTGGAATATCGGTTTCCCTTGCCAAGTCCTTTGTTTGTTGCAACTCAGCCCTTCTCTGAGCCATTTGATTCGCAGCCTGAGTTGCCGCAATCTTGAAAGCGGGTTCTGCCTCATACTGAGACGGACCCATTGTTTGGCCCAATCCATAACCCATTCCCTCTCCAGCAGCAATTTGCCTACGAAGAGACTTGTTCCTAAAGTCGGCCATCTTCTCCTCAAGGGTTGCTCCCTCGGGTGCAGCGATTCCCTGCTGAAGCGCATTGACCATCAACTGACGATCAATGGATCGTTTTTCCTGCAAATCCCCTATATTCTGCTCCATCAACGCCCGCTTCGCATAGTTCCGATTCCGGATATCCTCGTTGGTACCCGTGAACTCGCCGGCAATGCCACCGGTGAGCATGGAGAGACCCTTCATGAAAGGGTTGATGCGCTGATTGGCCTGCCGCTCAAGCATAGCCCTGATGTCCTCGTTTTCTTCTCTGGTAGCCATAAGATATAGTTTTTAACCCTGCAACGACCGCATCGCACCCCGTCTCCTGAATCCGCTCATTGCGGCATTCATGATCTGATCGGGATCGTAGTTGATGTATCGGTACTGGTCCTGTTGTTGTTGGGAGTTGGCCAGCAAGTCAGCGTAGAGCTTGGCAAAAGGATCGGCCTGACGATCGGGTAGAGGAACCTCCTTGGTTCCCTTGGTGGGGATGACGGTTTCGCGCCTTATGAGAGGAGTAACTGGCTCCCTAGGGGGAAGGGGGGTGGGTCCACGGCCAGGAGTTCCGCCACCGGGGAGTCCACCGCCCGGTGTACCGCCGCCGGGTTGACCGCCACCACCAGGAGGTTTAGTACCTCCGCTGGGAGGTGTAGTTACAACAGGAGGCTTAGTGGTACCTTCGCCTGGAGGCTTTTCAGAACACCTGCCGCCTACACAATCAAATTGGCCTGTTCTATAATTCCACTTATAACCCTCTTGATCAGTACCAAACAGTTCTCCAGTTTTTGGATCACGGTAATCTGAATCATCTTTGCCTGTTGGATCAAATACACTCCAAGGCGAATCCTTAAACTCATCACCCGGTTTTGGTTTAGCCTCTTCTTTCCAGTCAGGAGTTATGTCTTTAACACCACCAGGACCAGCCGTTACATCTCCACCAGTGTTATCAAACCCACCTACGCTAGTAGTTGTCGGTTCATCCGCTCCAACTGATTGATATGATTCAACTGGTGTTGGTGTTACTTGAGAAGTTGAAGGCGCGGTGTTGACTCCAAAATTAAACTTCTGAGGTACAACTCCTTTATCCAAATCTTCTTGAGATACTGAATACGCACTTGGGCGTATAATTGTATCCCTAATATTGTTTCTGTCAGCATAGAGAACATCTCCATTCTCCATTTGCCCGATAGGTATATAATCCGGAATCGTTCTTCCCGGGATTTTAACAGTTTCTCCACGAGTCACAACACCTTGAGGAACAGAAGGTGTTTGGCCTGCCGTAAGATCCTCAATCTGCTTTGGCGTCAGATAATCAACTCCACCTACAGGAGAAGGTGTGGTTCCAGTTGTATTATATCTCTGTTGAGTTACTGGATCCAGCGGGGTTCCGATTCCTGTTCTTATAAGCGCATCCTGCTCATCCGTATTCCCAATGTTGATTCGATCAACAGGTTGATCTCGGATGTTGTAATCGATGTTTCCAAAACCTACGTCTGAAGGAGCAGCCTGAAACTCAAAGCCTCCCGTCCTCCAGTTGTATGGAGCTTCTTGGCCATACGGATCTAAACCGTAAAATAGATCACCAACCCTTACTCCTCCCATATCGGGGACTAAATCTCCCATCTTGTATCCAGGATATCCCGGGAACTCATCTACGGCATTGGCCTGATTCAGGTCTTGAGCCAGATTATCGATTGCGTCAGGCATATATCAGTTTTTGGGGATTATGCTGTTGATTCGAGCTATCATCCAGTTGGCCACAAGCTTCTTGACCTTCGGCTTGTTCTTGAGCCACTTCGCGAACTTCTCGGCGTTGCTGTCGTAGAAGCTCTTGAACCACTTCGGTCCAACGAGTTCCTTCCAGAAGTAGAACGCCTCCCACTGATCGGGAATGCACTCACGAGCAACGAAGCATCCGCCAAGCCCGAAGCCCGCGTAGGATGATCCAAGGTTTCCAATCGCACCAGCATACCCTTTGAACTGATTCATGAAGGAGTTCGCTTGATCGGATGTGTATTGGTTCTGAGCGTTTGTGAGCGCAAAGTTACTACCCATCTTCATCAGGTCTCCAGGGCTAGATAGCTGGGCACCCTGAATTAACTGAGGAGTCATAAACGGAGAAGCACCCTGCTGAAGACCACCTAGTTGAGCGGCTTGGGATGAGACCGGTTGGAGTCCTAGGGCGGACTGGACGTTGGCAATGTTCTGCTGGCGACCGGACAGCATCTGCTGCTGCGAAGCCATCTGGCCTGCAAAGCTCTGTTGTGCCGCGGTGTTCCGCTGGCCAGTGGCCGCAAGGATGTTCTGGAAGGCTTCCTGTGCGTTCCGATTGGCAGTATCGCTCGTGCTTTGACCGCTCTGAAGCAAGCCCATTGCAGCGTTCCAGCGTTGAGAATTGGCGTTACCAAGAGCGTCTTGAATTGCAAGCGACTCACGAAGAGCCGAAGGATTGCCAAGAACATTGCCAATGGAACTACCGCGAGCGCGAGCGGCCTGTTGGACCCGTCGCTCCATGCTTGGATCGAGAGTTCCAACCTGAGAAAGACCCTGCTGGATCTGACGCTCAAGCTCGCTACGGATCAACTGAGAAGCCCCGGTATCCTGTTGGGCACCAGGCATCCCAACCCTCTCGTAGGTAGGCGATTCTACCCGCGTATCCGGAGCGGCGGCATCACCCTTAACATCGCTGAGGAATTGCTCGTAGAGATCGAACTTCCGAGGATCAAGAGCCTCTAGCTCGTTTCGACGTTGTTGGGCAAACTGCGTTCCATACTGCCTTGCAACACCAAGTTGTTCTTTAGCTAAAGGATCTGCAAGTTTTGATAAAGCAAGAGCTGTTTGCTTGGTGATATCAACATCACCAATATTCTCAAAATCGTATGTTCTTTTGGCACCTTCTGGGCCGTATGAAATCTTACTGCCAGATCTAGCGGCTTGTTCTAATGCACGAATGAAAGGATATTGCTCGGCCTGAGCTTTTATCGCTTCGGCAGTAGAGGCAGCAAGGTCCGGCGGTTTGTAACTTGGGCCGCACATTTGCGGCTGACCCCAAGGAATGCAGGAGTAATCTTTAGCCCAGTCATCTTTGGCAAACAGCATTACGCTGTGAGCCAGAACCCTTGATGTATTAAAATCTATATTCATACTCCTCCTTCAAAAATCTCGGTTTTCCAAATGGGATTATATCCAAACTTCTTCATATATGAGTTGTATGGACTATTCTCATTACACGCTATGAAATACTTAGGAAAACCTTTTGTCTCCATAATAGAGTCATATACACGTTTAAGGTGCATACTGTCTCTGGCAGACACTTTTTCGGTGTGATTCCAAAGAAGCAGGACAGGCACCCTTCCAAAAGATGACGCACCAATGATCTCGCCATCTCTTTCAACCACATGGGTTGGGTGAATGATCGAGTCGTTGTTTGCCCGCGCAGCTTGAAGAGCTTGAGACTCTTGCTCAAGCGTTTGTATCATTCGTACTCTCGGGAAGGCGTTCATTGTTGGGGTCTGACCGAATCGACGAATCCGGAGAGAATGGTGGATTGCAGAGACAAGCGACCAGCGTCTGCGGTTACCTTGAATTGCAAAGTATTCCAGCGACCTTGGCTGATCAGGTTGTAAGCCTTCAGGAACTTCTGGCTTGAGGTGATCGCCAGCGCGGAATCAAGCGTAACGAATGTGTCCGACATATCCTTGGCCAACGACACTGCGGCAGTCGTGGTGGCGGTGGTGTACGGGTTATCGAAGGCGAACTGAACGCTGTACCCGATCTTGTCGGGAATGGGTTCGTTGAGGTTGTAAGCCTTGGTGATAACCGTGGATTCGTAATTCGCACCGCCATCGGTGTATGCGGAGCTTGAGACCGGATTCAGTCGGCTGTTCGGGAGGTAATCGTTGAAGGACCATACCTGGCCCGCTCCCGCTGACACCGAGATGATATCGCCGGCAAACATGAGGACGGGTCCAAATGTTGAGAACGAGGTTGGAATGAAGTCGTTTACGATCCAGTTGTCCCAGTAACCAAGCCAAGAGCGGGCCAGTGAGTGGTAGACGATGACCGCGTTGTTCTCGTTGAGCGCACCTTCGAGGGCGATATCGAGGCTGTTCTCGGTCAGGAGCGCGTACTCGCTTTCGATTCCGAGAATCGCTGGTTCATCGGCAACGAACGGAACCGCCAACAAGTATCGGTTGTTCCAGAATACACCGTCGCAGAGATCGAGCTTGGTCTTGTCGATGCGACTGAT